TTAGGATCAAGTTCACGTTTTGCCATTTCTAGTTCTTCTGGTGAAACTTGTCCACCTTCTACAGTTGTAAATGTCCAACTGTCCCAGTCATGTTCAAACTTGGCATTGGTATACATATCATAACTCCAGTTAGCAGTTCCTTTAGGTGTTCCTGTAAACAGGGCATGACCATTTCTATCTGCTAATGAAGGTCTAATAATATTTGTCCATACTTCTTTCTTAATGTCAGCAAATTCGTCTAACACTACAAAGTCTAAACCAATACCTCTTAAACTGTCATAGTTTTCTGCTCCACGTAAAGCAATCATAGTTCCATTTTTTAATTTTATAGATAGATCGTTTTCATTTTTACTTTCTATCCATCTTAATCTTGTTAACTTGTTTTTTAAATCTTCCCACATAATTTGTCTAGACATTCTAATACTAGGAGCGATATACATTATCTTCCTATCTGGAAACCTAGCAAATTTGGCAAGCTCATTCATAGCAAGGTAAGTTTTACCTCCACGTCTTCCCATCACTAAGACTTTAAAACGTGATTTGCTGTCGCTTACTGTTTTCTGTGGGTTTGTTAAAGGCAAGTTTATTCTCCATCATTCCAAGGTAAGATTTTATTTTGTTCTTCTTGTTCGTCTTTTGGACCAGCGTCTGTCATACCTAATAAGTTTTTAGACAACCAAATTTGTGCTACTACATTACCTTTGTGAACAGCACTATCAATCATTGCTTGTCTTAATCTCATCTTAAGATGTGAGCGTGCCTGTTTAAGCACATCACTGAATCTTTTACGAATTACTGATTCTGAACAGTTAAAGAAGTCTGCTATCTCTACATTGTTTGCTCCAAGTTTAGCAAGTTTAACTACTTGCTCCTTGTCTATTTCAACTTTAGGTCTACCAGGACCTGCCTTTGTTTCTTCTTCTTTATCGTATTCAATGTCAGGTAATTCAAATTGTATTACATTATCTGTCATTATACACTCCTTGCTTTAACAAATATTCTAAAGTTCCTACGGTCTGTAATATTATTATTTGTAGCAATAGTATTAGTAATTGTGTAACTGTTACCAGCTGTGCCGCCTGTTAAAACTGCTGTTGCTACATAACTTGTTTCACTATCACTAGATACTGTTATAGGATCACTGTCACCACTTGGTGAAGTAACTGCCCATGTGCTTGTGTTAATAGTATCACTTGTAGGCATCCAGTTTGTCCAATCAATAGAATAATCTAATGTTGCTTCTGGATCTTTATCAATAAATGCTCCGTCTCTATCAGCACGGAAGCCTGTTACTGTTGCCATGTTAATTACTCCTTACATTATTGCTTATAAATGGTGGAACTGGAATTTTATATTTTCTAGTCTCACTATCAACTGTAAATGTTCTTGTTTCTTTCGGCACAATTATTACTCTGCTTTCGCTTTGAACTATGCCTGTTCTTGTTTCTTGGCTAGCAAGTATTTTTCTTGTTTCACTGTCAACTGTTGCTGTTCTAAATGGATCTGCTACTGGTGTTGCTGAACCTACTGTTATTACAACAGCACCTAAGTTAATTGTAGCGCCAGCACTTATACTGTGTATACCTGTTGCTTCTACTACTGCTGTTACAGGAACTGTTACGTTACCTATAAAGTTAACATCACCGTCTGCTTCAACACTACACAGGTTGTTTATACTTGCTGTGCCTACTAGTGTTGTTACACCATTTGCTACAAATGTAGTATTAACTGTTACGTTACAATTACTACTTTGTAGGAAACCACCAAGTGCTACTACACTTGATTGTCCAGTTATTAATCCTTGAGCATCTCGTAAAACACTACCATCTGTAGTATTAGTAATAACAGTATCAATAAAACTGCTTCCTACTAAATTGTTTGATGCTGTAGTTCCTACACTACTAGTAAATTCTAAACTAGCATCGCCTAATAGTTTAGGAGAACCTTGTGCTGATACACTAGCATCTCCTCTAACAATTAAACCTTTTTGTTCCCAAGTTTGTTGTGTTAAAAACCAATTGTCCCAAGAAAACTCTTTACTACCACACTGGTCCCAAGTGTAAACAATATTACTTGGTGAAACAATTTTAACACCGTCTGTTACTTTAACACTTGTGACACTAATAACACTACCGGAACTAATAAGTTTAGATCCAGTTGATGTTGTTGTGCTGTTTATTTCAATAGGTTGACCTTCAACATAGCCTTCGGCTACATATCCTTGTTCAACGTATCTACTTAATACTCCTGATAGTAAAGCCATTGCTTTGTCCTACCTATTAATCAAATGTAACTGTTAAATTACTTGCTTTGATCTCAAAAGTATCGCCGTTTTGTATATTTTTGCTTACAGTTAATGCTCCATAAAACAATAGTTCACCAGCTCCGTAAGTAGCATTGTCATATACGCCAATGTGTGTTACTGTGCCTTGGTCTCCTGTTGCTGTTGGGAAAGTTACGTCCGCGCTGTTAGACGCTGAACCTAAACTAGCCGCTCCAAATGTTACTGCCGTTCTAGCATATCCATTTGAATTAGCAAACTCTGTAAATGTTGGTTCGTCAGTTGCTGACTCTGTTCCAGTCTGTGCTGAAAAAAGGGCAACAGCCAACGTTGCTGGACTTGTAAAGTTTCTAGTGCCTTTGCCTAGTAAATGGTCCAACAGTTCGTTTTCACTGTAGTTCGATAAACTCATAATTAAAGCCTCCTATATTATGCCGTTTTTGTTATACCCAATGTTAAACCGTTACTAGCAGTTAGGGTATTACCTGCCACGGCTCTTTTTATTACAAATCCTAAACCAGGCGCTTGACTTCCGCCATAGGTTCCTGTAGTAATTGTTTGTTTTTGTAAATTTACTAAACTGCCACTTTGAAATGTAGCATATTCAATGTAATTTACATTTTGAGCAGGATCACCATCAGACTGTGTAATACTGAAAATACTTAATCCTGCCAAATCTGTTGTTTCGTTACTAGTATAAGTCATATTGTTTATTACTGTAACTTCATAAGTAGAATTTCCTTCTAATTCAAAACTGCTTAATTGAGAGTGTTGAAAACTGCCTTGTATTATACTTTTTGGATCGCTTAAAATTTCCAATGTTCCACTTATTGTTCCGTCAAATCTATTGTTACTGCCACTGGAAGATACAGAGTAACTACCATTAAACTTAATAGTAGCGTCAAAGCCTGATGCTGAAGCACCTAAAAACATTCCGTGACTTAATGGCATTAACTAAAATCCAATAATGCTGATCCATACATATTTGTTCCGTCACTTAAGAAAGCAATAATGTCAACATCATTTGCTCCTGTAGAAAGTGTAGGTGCTGTTCCACCTGGAAACTTATAGTCAGATCCGAATGATAGTGTTCTACTGCCACTGCCATCTTGTTTTACAATTAGTATATAGGTAGCACCTGCTACCTTGTTTGTAGGATTAGCTAATGCTCTACTGCCGCCTAGTGTTACTTGTGCTACTTGGTTACTGCTCAAGTCCCAAGCAATACTACTAGCATCTGTTAGTGTTGCTAGTCCAAAGTATTGTTGTTTTGTGTAATTTCCTACTGTAGCATACGGTCCGCTAGTAGAGTAAAAATCTAAAATAGCATTAACATTATCAACATTTTGTTTAATGTCTGATCTAGCACTTCCGGGATTGTCTGTGCCAGCATCTAAATGTGTAGTGCCTGCTTGTGTTGTTGGCCAACTCATATGTTACTCCTAAGTATAGAACGGAATAAATCTCTGTGTTCCGTTAATTAATAATTCAATGTATCCTGTTGGTGTGCTTGTGTTACTTGGTGTGCCTGTGTCTTGGTTGGATAAAGCATCAATATTGTTCATTACAACAATACCTTGACCAGCCGCTGTGCCTGTAGAACTAACTTTAAACAGTTCTTGATAACCACTTGCTGTTGCTCTTCTTGCCAACATTAGGTCACCTGATGAGTGAACTGCTGATGACGGTGTTCCCACTGTAACTCTGTTACCACTACCTGTAGCACTTGTATTTGTTACACCTAATGTTACTGTGCCAGCACTATTGATATCCAATGTCATGTTGTCTTGGAAAGCAATATCACCACCGGTTGAAGTAATACTACCACCTTCTAAGTCAAGTGTTCCGCCATCCAACTTAATGTCATTGCTGTCCATATCCAAGTCAGCCTTCATTTCAATACTGCTTGAAGCTACAGTTAATTTTGTAGTTCCACTGGATTTTAATCTTACTTCACTGCCGTTTAGGTTAAATGGTTTGTAAGCATAACTGTCAGCACCATCTGAGAATACACTATAGTTGTGTTCGTTGGTTGCTCCAAATACGTCTACATCAAAATTACCATTAGCAGGATTACGAGAGGCATACAAAGCATAGTCTCCTACAAAAGCACCTGTTCTGTTTTCACCACCATCTGGGTCAAATGTTAAAAAGTATTGGAAGCGTCCATTAATAGCGTGTTTACGTCCTGTAATATCAACCACTTGGTCACCACTGTCTTCTAATTTAATTTGTGATTTGTCATATCCACTTGTATCACTTTTTAAATGTAATAGTGGATTTGTAAAACTGCCTGGTGTTGCTTCAATGCTTTGTGTTGTGCCGTTTAATAATTTTAATTGTGTTGAAGTAAGTCTTGCTCCAATATTGTTTGAGCCTGCTTTCTTCAATGTAAACTCTAATAGTCCATCTTCTGTAGTATCACTAGCATCACTAATTTTACCTGTCATCTTAGCATATACTACTTCTTGGTCAGCATCATTTTCGCCTTTGAATTTTAACTGTCCTAAGTAGTCTGAATCTGCCGGACTAGCACTATTACGTTTTAGTGTAATAACTGGTGCCGCTGTAGATGAATCTTCTGTTGTTGTAATTAATAGGGCATCATCAGTTGAAGTAGTTGTAATACCAACTGTTGTGCCGTCAAAGGTAAAATTGCTTTCACCTTCTAGTGTGTTTGCTGTGCCACTTCCTGTAATAACTCTGTTGTCAGCATTGTTATTGATAGTTGTAGTTGTGCCTGCTACAGCTGGAGTAAATGATAATACTCCTGTTGAATTGTTGTATGATAGTGCTCCGCCGCCACTTGCTGAAGCAGTCGAGACACTTAAATTTGTAAGTTCTATTTTGTCTGAATTAAGGTTAGTAAAGTTAGCGTCAACTTCGGCCTGCGTTAATGTGCTACCTTTACCACTTCTTGTGGTTATTGTGGCCATATGTGGATTACTCCTAAAAAACGTTTTTTTTGTAATTGTATTTATACAACGAAAAAAGGTGTATTTGGTAGCCTGGTTTTTTGGTTTTTTGGTGAGTTTGAAACACTACATATAGTATATGTGCTGTAAAAATCACTATATCTAGTGCCAAAATAGTTGGAAAAAAGTGGTTGACAAATATCCTGTTTAGTGTATACTGTAAGTATAGTTAATAACAAAGGAGAAATGAAAATGGCAAACAAACTAAAAAACAAAGTATTTGAGACAGGTAACAAACAGTTTACACTTGAATACAGATACTATCAATGGGATAAAGAAGATTGGGATCACAAGAACAATCAACCTTATGATTACAATGATGCTACAGACGAGTATGCTACAATAGATATTGAAGTTCCTCAAGAACATATCCATCATGCTTACAATTACATGAATGAAGATAACTGTTCAACAGAAGAATATGTAAAAGCAGAAACATATTTTACAGAAATAACTGATAAGATTGAAATGCCTAAATATTCATGTGGACAAACACCTTCAACTTTAAAAGAAAACAAAACTAGGTATAAGGACAATCCTGTGTTGTGTGCTAGAGAGCACCTAAATGACTTTGCTGTAAGTTTTGGTAATAATGAAAACAATGTTTTTACTTGTTTACATTGGAGCGAACTAGTTAAAAGTTTGTTTAAATGGAGTATGATGAAGAGCAAGGTAGACACATTAACACTAGAACAAAAAACACAAATTACAAGTGATTTGAAACTGTATCAAAGACATTTTAAGGAGGCGGCATAATGGTAACTTATGATGAAATTAGTGATTTGATTAAACAATGCCTACAAATGGGAAACCGTAAGTATGGATATAATACTGCTGAGAACGATCACTTCAGAGGTGAGTTAGAACATATGGAATGGGCTTATGGCAAAAACCTTAAAAAATGGAAACAAGAACTATTAAATGTATTAGAGGAGGTAGCATAATGTTTACAGTATATTGGGACCATCCTAAACAAGGCACAAATGAATGGGGAAACTTTAATGGTGCTGGCAAACAGTATCGTAGATTAAGATATGCTGTTCTGTTTGCTAAAAAATTAAGACAAGATCCGGAAACAGGACATATTGACATTACCTATAGAGGTGATGATAAAGAAGAATGGTTCCGTCCTAAAACTAAAGAACAGTTTGAATTTGTTTCAGATCATGGATACACATTAGAAGAATTACCTAAATGGTTGTTGTGGGAAAAAGCATGAAATACAAGATTACATACCTCACAGTAAAGCC